TCGAACCAGGAGAGTGCTGTGGTGACTGCCACCATCGCCGAGGCCCAGCGCCTTAACGATGAAGACCTGTGGGGTGATCAATACGACGATGCGGTCAACTACATGACCGCTCACCTGCTGGCTGGTCGTACTCAATCGATCGGTCAGCAGATTGGTATTGCTGCATCTCCCCGTACAACCAAGTACATCGGGGCAGCGGGCTATACCTTCGCTGACTCCCAGTACGGGGCAACGTATCTATTCCTGAGGGAGGGGCTGGTCGATGTGACCGGCTTTGCTTTCTGATGGGTAAGTATTCACCGTTCGACAACGCGACCCTGATCTTCCAGGTCTATGGCTCGTATGCCGTCGACCCATCGACCGGTAATACGGTTCAGAACAACGTTTCTGAGACATATAAGTGCAATGTCCAGCTGGACGGAGCTTTTACAGAGAACAAGGAGGGTGTGAACGAGGTCAGCGCTAGCTGCTCCGGCAAGCTGCTTGAACCTGCTGTATTCACCTCCAAGATCAAGGTTGGGATGGAAGCAGCTGCGACCATCAATGGAGCAACTGGCAAACTTCGTATTTTGGATTTGGGCACTAATGTTCTGCCTTTTGCCAGGGCAACCCAATTCCAGAGTTTTACGGGGGTCTTCGAGCAGAACGGAGCAGCGGGATGAGTCTTAAGGTCAAACTCGACTTCAAGGGTGTTCAACCGCAGGATCTTGAGCGCCGACTTAAGAGTGGAATCCGCAAAGCCTTTGATGAGGTTGTTCCCGATCTAGACCGCGAGTTCACGGTCAAGATTCAGGCTCCTGAGTATTTCTGGCCCCGTCAAACGAAGCGGAAGAATGGTAGCACTGCTTATCAAGTTCGTAATATTGTCGATCTTGGTGATCTGAGGCGTAGCCAACAAAATCAGAAAATCAATAATTACACATGGGAATGGAGGTGGACCGTTGATTATTCGGCTGTAGTCCACAACGGCGCCACAATGAAGAGCGGGAGTAAGTACCCAGCCCGACCTTGGACAAAACGTGCCGAGCTTTCTATTGACCCTGCAAAAATCATTTCAGATACTATAAGGAGAGAACTTGATGGCTAGTGCTTCTCAATTGCGCTCCATCATCGACTCGACCATAGGGGCGTACTTAGGAAACTATACACTTCCTAATTCATCCCAAATCCCCGCCCTTTGGGTTCGGGGCTCACAGCAAATTCCCAAGGACTGGAAAGTCAGCGGCACCGAATGTGTGATCGATGAGGTTCCAGAGACCCGGAATTCTCCAACGATGTCCCAGGCAGTTTTTCTGCTGAAGCTGTGGAACGTAACTCTTACTAGTTACGACACCTCAGTTACCTTGGACAATCTGAGGTTGCTACTTTTTCAGGCCTTTCCTGATGTGGAGACTTCGGTTTTTACACCGCAAACGGACATATCGTTTGAGACCCTGAAAATCACCATCCCCGACTACTCAATACATACTGAGATAGGCTAATGGCTCAACTTCCTGGATCCGCTTTTCTCAAAGGGCGTGATCGTATCGTTCGCATTTCCGAAACCGGCGGTGCCCGTGCAGTTCCGGCGTCCCATGGATCTGGTGACCCGAACGCTGCATATACCATCCCCGGTTCTAACTACACCGGCACTAAGTTCATCAAGGGTCTGACCTCTGCTGAATACACGCCTTCACCGACTTCCCAGGAATTCTTCCTGATGGGTGACGACGGTTTCCGCGACAGTGTCGGCGTCACCATGGCTGGTGAGCTGTCTTGTACCGCTTTCTTCATTCAGGCGCTTAACTCTGGTTCTGCCAGCCAAGCAATTGACGACGCGCTCGTCATGATCATGAAATCTGAAAATGATCCTGATCGTGAGCTGTATGTTGAAGTTTTGACCTATCTGGGTCAAGAAAGCAGCAACCACAAGTACAACACCCGCGCCTTCAATGCTTGCGTGACTGGTGTTTCTGAAAGTGCCGCTTCTGACGGAGTTATTGAATATTCCTGGAGCTTTCAATCACGCGGTCAGATTTTTGTTGGCGAGTTTGACGCCGGTACTTCTAAGCTTGATGTGTACGCCTGATGCAGTCTGATCTGCTTATCTCAAAAGACAAGCGGTCATACTTCATCAATTGTCGAACCAAAGGTGAATTACTTGAAGTGGGGGCGGTTTATATCGCTCCTTCTTCGTGTTCGCCTTTAGAACTTTTGACAGAAGAAGGTGCTAGCTTGACAGTAGAAATTCCAGAAAATGCAATCGATCAGGACACTGAAATGATCGCTGCAGATACTTCTTTTTACATCGTTTCATGAGCAAGTATTCTAAGATCTTTTTTGGCCAGAAAAAGTACCACGACATCCAGCCATTTCGTTTCCCGATCTACAACGACCTTGTAGCAGGCGAGATTGAGGGGATTGAGGCACTGGCAAGAAAGCAGGCATCCAACACTTATGCCTTGCTAAAGATTGCCAAGGACGTGGCGCAGAAGCAGGATATTCCCGTACAGGATGCGCTCGATGCCCTCAGTGATGTCGACAGTAACCAAGAGCTGCTTTTCGAGTATGTCGACGAGTTAGCACTGATCCAAACTCAAGGTCAGTCGGTCAGCGAGATGAAGATCGAGACCGTCACCTTGTTCATGCGGTATCGGGCTGAACTCAAGGAGCGCAACAAGTGGGTGCAGGTCCCTGACTGGGAGATGGACGACACCCGAGAGATGCCTCGCCGACTGTTGGATGATATTTATGATTTCGTTGATTGGGAGCGAAACGGTTGGCCCGAAGATGACGACTCGGAGGAAGAGCAGGGAAACTAACTGACGAGGCGGCCAACAACAGGCTCCTGTTTCTGCGGGAGTACCTGGCCACCTCGGAGATTGATCTATTGAATGTATACACAGAGTTTCGCGACACCCCGGCAGGTCGTGATGTGGGTATGAATCGCTTTTTGCGTCTGCCTATGAAATGTGTCTATGAGGTTGTGAAGATACAAAGTGAGCGTAAAAAGAGACAAGCAAATATTGATTCGATTAGCACTGCTCGACTAACTGGGGTTGTTATTTCTATTGCTCAAAGCTTCAGCAAAGAAGGTAAATCTCAGCCAATACCTTTAGATCAATTGTTGCCATACCCGCTTGATGAGGATGCATCAACGCTTATGGCTGAAACCAAGGAGATTTATAAAAAGCTCTTGGCACAAAGAAAGCTGCCAATTCATGTGATTGGTGGTCTTAGCAAAGTTATTAGCACATAACCGATAAAATTTAAATAAGGCGAGGTGTGTCTGTGGCTCAGAGTAACGGCGAATTTAAATATAAAATTGTCGCTGATGCGAAAGCCGCCATCAAGAGTCTTGGTGACTTTGCAAAACAGCAAGACAGGACGACACAGCAGGTCACTAAAAGTGTCAAGCGTCAGGTCAAGGAGAACGTCAAGCTTGATCAGAAGATAATCAAGACCAGGGCTGAGCTAGCAAAGACACGGGCTGAATATAAGAAGTTTACGACCAGTAAACAAAAAGATGCTGATCTTGCAAAAGCCGCTGCTGGCAAACAAGAGCAGCTTACTAAAAAGCTGAATAAGCAGACAGAAGCACTCAGAAAGGGAAAAGAGAAGCTCCGAGGTTTTAACAGAGAATTAGAACGAAACATACGTTTAGAAACACAAGCAGCACAAACGGTATTTATTCAGGCTCGTCGCGTCGACAGAGCATTTAGGTATCCCGGCCCAATTGGCCCCCAACGCCCAGACGCACCTTTTATGGGGCCTGGCTTTGCGGGTGACCGTGGCTTCAGAGGTCAAGTTGGTCGTCGAGCTGGTTTTGCGAGGGGTGCCCGAAACCTTGGTAGTCAGTTCGCCGGGGGCGCAGCTGCCCTAGGCAATACGGGGCTGTTGGGTGCTGCTGGATCCGGTTTGGCCCTGCAGCAATCGCTCGCTGGTGCCGTTGATCTTGAGCAACAACGACTGAAGCTGCAAGTTCTCAGCAAGGCCTACGGGGAGTACGACCGGATCTTGCAGATGACGGCTCAGAACGCTGAGCTGTTCAACAAGTCACAACGTGATTCAACGACCGAGTTCGCCAACGTCTACGCACGACTGAGGCCTCTTGGGTTCGAGC